AAGTTGCTGACGTAGGGTATCTCGTAAATTAACTTTTGCTGAAACTTCAGTGTTTTCTACTGCATTATCTTCCATGGTTTAACCTCTCTCTTACTTGGTTAATAAAAGCGGAAACGGTCTTATCTGCAGTATTGCGTTCCTTTTCAGGACTGTACCCACGATCATAAGCGTCTCCGACCTCAATAGCTCCAGCAGCTTTATAAGCCGCCCGTAGCTTTGATTTACTGGTATAGATTTCTTTTGGGTTCAGCGGATTGCGTGTTGGCTCCATCTCGTCCTGTATAAACAGGTCACGAGCATTGGACTGCACACGGCGCTGAACCTCTGCGATTGGAACAACTTTTTCTGCTACGGGACAGTATTGGAATAGTTGATATTTGCTCATTTAATCATCCATTAGCATAAACAACATCAAGAATCTTGTTCGTTTTGCTTTTTCTTCTTTTTCTAAGCTCTGCCTTTCTAATGCTTCTTCTGCTACTCGTTTAGCTTCTAATACCTCTTGCCTACGCCCTGCTAGTATTTGAGCAGCTAAGTATTCCTCTAGTAACTCTTGTTCCGTTTTACGCTTTTTACGGCGTTTTAAACCTCTAGCAAGTATATCTGATGTATCGGTTACCTTGGCCTGAATAAAGCCGTTAGGTAAGCCGTACATCATGTGTAAATGGTTTTGAAATCCTCCATTAGTCACTGTTCATACCGATTATAGGCTCTGCTGTTGGATCAGTTGTTACTGTTCTTGTGCCAAGTACTGTGGTGTCATCTGACTTAGTGACAGATAACGTAGTGCCAGAAACTTGTGTATTGTGTACTCCCTGAGCCACCATTCCGTACAAAGATTTAAGACTAAGTGCATCACCGTCGCTAGATGCTTCTACATTGCTAGTTGCTCGACGTAGAACTATATCAGCTATGCGAACTAAATCCGCTTCCGTTAAAACTTGACTGCCTAAAATATAACCAGCCTCTCCTGCTGCGTAAGAGCCAGGCAAAGCAGTAGACCAAGGATCACCCGCTGACGCAGCCGAGTTAAGTTTGTTACCCATTGTGCCAGTTGCATTGTAATCAGCCGAAAGAGCTTCCCAAACAGCTCCGGCCAAAGATTGAGGGGATAATGGTGCAAACGGGGTAATATCACCAGCTAAATTACCAATAGCAGTTTGGGTACCAGCCAATATAAATTGAAAGGATGAGTTAGCTACAGCGTCAATAATTGCGCCTAGCGTTGCATTATTAACCGTAAATGTGATTGACGAATCACCTGCAAGAGGTACGGCTGCTGCTAAGGTTGCACTTAAACTGAATGAAATTGAAATGTTACCATCAGCAGAAACGATTAACTCCAATAGTGCGGCTGGTACATCAAATGTGATTGATGTACTTCCGACAGCAGGTCGTGCCATCGTACCAGAACCATTTACAGTAAATGTAACTGTTGCATTTCGGGATGATATCCGTCCTGCCTGTAACGCCATTAACCACGAAACAGGATGCGTAGTTCCATCAGGAATAGCTGCTAATGTACCAAAAGCTGCCGTCTGATTGCGTTTTGCAGACCAGAGCGGCAGCATATCAGTTTGCTGCGCTATTCCACTGACAGCCCCTATTGTTCTACCAGGGAAGGCCGTATACGGCCCTACAGCAGCTATGGGGCTTTGTCCGTGGAATCTCAGTGCCATCTACTATTAACCTCCCCATGCGTAGCGTAGTACGCCAAAGAAGTTAGTGCTTGCCGGAGTCGCTGCACCTGCGTATGCAAGCCATGAAAGACAAGCATTTGACGATGCCGCTGCTGCTTGTATTTGTGGAAGCGATGGGAACTGGTTTAGAAGATCACGCTCTGACAAAAGGAATTGAGTCGTGAGCGGTATCTCCATAATTGGTCTAGCAAGTACAAGATTTGTAAAAGTGCTTGCGGTACCATTAGCTGCACTTTGCTGCCATCTTTGCACACTTCGCACACCAGTATCTCCGCTTTGTAGCGGAAAAAACGGACCAATGTTATTTGCTGCAGTTCCTGTGTGATAAACATGCGAGTTTACCGCCGAGGCTGTCGCTGCAACAGTTTGCGGGAGATTGCGCGTTCCTGTACCACTTTGATTTGTATATTCGAGCGTTATGTTATGAGCAGTAGCTCCTGTTGTTGCTGGTGCTACTACACTATACGCCATTACACCCGTTCCTGTCGTATTGCGAGGCAATGTTAAACTATTACTTAGCGTAAGTTGTGTTGCTGTATTTCCGTCGATTCGCGCATAGCAGCCAAGGAGGTCTACAAGCAGCAAAGTTATTGGCACAGTCGTAGCACCAGCCGTTTGAGCTGACATCGTAAGTAAATGCTTTGTTGCAGTTCCACCGATTAAATCGCCTGGCCAAATACAACCCTGCATATTTGCATTATACGGCATGAAACGAGGGGACTGCCCGTTAGTACCGCCTGCAATAACAATTAAGTTATCAACGGTCATGGTTTGTCCCGATGCCGCTGTAATAGCAATCGTCTGAGTAGGGCTACCGCCAGTAGTTACAGCAAGGGTTGAGGTTGTAGCAGTAGTGATAGAAGTCGAAGCCGTTCCACCAATATCAATCGTAATTCCACCAGTACCGCTAGGAGATGATGTTGTTACAATCACTGTGTAAGTAGTGCTTGCCTCAATGGTAGCAAGAGGTGTCTGAGAAAGAGCACCAGCCGTACCCGCAGTATGCACCATGGTACCGGCTACGTTCCAAGCCCATCCACCAGAACCAACGCCTGTCCAATCAGCAGCAGAATCAAAGCCCCAGTTTTTCACGTAATTACCGTGATAACCCTGGCCTCTGTCACCACTGCCAAGAAACAAGTCGAACCATCGACCAGCGGTCATTGCAGTAGGAGAAATTCTATTCCACGGTTGCGTCCAAATTTTGCCATTTGTTGTGACCTGTGTAATTAGATCGTCGTAACTATTAAAGCCCATACAATTCTCCTATTCTCTTGCAAAACAAATTACTCCTGTCGTTGATCCGCTTGCACTCGTAGTTTGTACGGTTCCAACGATGTGATTTAAATAAGCCCCAGAAGGTACAAACGCTGGTACTTTATTTCTTGGAAACTCAAGTTCAACAGGGGTATTAGCACTGTAAACCGTAGTTTCGTATATTGGTTTTACAAGTACAAATGCACAAAAACCTCCAGCAGGTGAAAGCATTGTAATACTATCTACTTGTTTTACATCAATAGTGCCTGGGCCAAGAGGAACAAATGGGCCTAATGTACGGTCAAAATATCCGTTGCTGGTAAGACAATTTATGGTTCCAATTGAACTAATTGCTGTTACCCAAAAACTTACACTTGTTTGAACATTATTACTGTCAGTGTAAGTAACCTTTACTTCTGCCACACCCGAAACGCTTTGAGGGATTGTGGTTACAACCATTAAACGTAAACCAGATGTGTATCTGCTGGCATAGTTCGTATTATCAAACACCTGCAAATCGGTGAAATCCATATCAACGAGCGGATAAAAACCAACATAATCCATGAGCATGAAGTTGCCTGGCGCAATGTGACTACTGGTATTACTTCCGCTTGCACGATACCGAACAAGATAGCTATCGCCCCCAAGTCCTGCGTTTATACCGTTATTGCCAGAACCAACAAGCGGGGTAAACTCCAGAGCATTTCCTACGTAAGGATTAAACTTTGGCGTACCGGCGGCCATAGACAAATCAAGCCAATGACCGTTGAAATTAGGCGTAGGGTTTGCAGTTTTGAACCAATTAGATTGGAAAACCTTATTGTTAGTCCAAGAGTTTGCTAAATCTCCAACGCTAGTTATTGCCACTTGTCACCGCCTTTGCTGCTTCAGATGTTGCAATAATTACAGCATTTGTATGTTCACAAGTACGAAAAAAGCGGCCATTGAAAACAATGATAATTTCATTGCAATCACCACATTTAAATAGTGGTTGCAATGTTTGCTCATCTATTGCTTGCTGGGCCGCAGTTTTCATCAATCGACACTAGCAGTCATAGCACCAGCGGCAAACTGTGGCTGGATTCCGGTGGAAATTGAAAGCGATGATGTAAGAGCACCTTTGAGAAGTAAGTTTCCTGTACCAGTAGAATCAGTTCCAATACCAAAGTGTGTTACAATCGACGAACCACCAGTACATTGAGCAAACTGAACAAGTGCGGTGTTTGCAACAGTGCTGCTTGTGCGAGTCCATCCACCAGCAGTACGAGCTACAGCAACGCGAGCATATCCAGTATATGATGCTTCGCTGGTTGATTGATTGCCAGCTTCGCCTGGATCAGCAGTATGAAGCGAGATGAAGAAACTTCCAGCCGTAGCTGAGTTTTGCAATCCAGCAACATCGCCAATGTTAGCCCAATCTGTGTTTAAAAAAAGCAAATCAAGAAGTGCTGCTTCAGCAGCGTTAGTCATAGACATAATCTAATCCTTATTATCATCAATGTTATCAATAGACAAAGTTGTATTTCCCATGTCATCCGTTCCAATCGTACCTAACTTCTTACTTGGCTTTGGGATGATATTGTTAATTACTATCGGTTGCTGCTTACCACCTTCGCTAACAGGTTGTGGCCTGTTTTGTATGGTTTCCATACTCATGCGGATACGTTCTAACTGTTGTTCCGAAGCAAGTCTACGCTCTTCCATAAGCTTTTCAGACTCGGATAAGCGAATGCGCATCTGCTCAAGTTCTAGCTTTTGAATCTCTAGAATGTGCTGCATTTGAGAAGATTCTTGCTTGATTAAAGCCTTATCGGATTCAGATTGTGCACCAGCCTGAACTTTGAGCATATCAACCTGAACAGCTGACTGCTTAACTTGCAACTCTTGCTGAGCAAGGGCTAGCTCTTGTTGCTTAAAATATTCATCTGCCTGTTGTTTTTGAACAGCTATTTGGGCATCGAGCTGGTCACGTTGAGCTTTGAGCTGTTGGTTTTGCATTTCAATTTGGCTACGAACAGCTCTATCGTTTGCCTCCATTTGCGCTTGTTGCAGCCTAGCTTGCGACTCTATCTGTGCAATTTGCAACCGCCCTTGTACTTCTTGCATGGTTGGATCTGGCGGCGGTGGCTGTTTCGCAGCCTCTTCTTTAGCCTTAGCAATTTCCGCAATTTGTTGAAGAGCTTTAGTAAAGATACCATCAATTTCTTTGCCTCCCTTAAAACGCTTAATCATGTTTTGAAAGAAGCTGATACTAAACTCAGCTAGCGGCGGGTACTGGTCTACGAGACCTCTCATTTGATCGAAGAAACTACCAGCGGTTTGAAGAAGGTTTACGCCCTCTTGCTGTTGTTGTTGCTGGTCAATAGCAATCATAGAGTCAGAAGCAATTTCAATGCGGTAATTACGCATCTTGTTGTCCCGTAGGATGCTAAGAATCTGCATCTTAGTAATTTCCACTATTTGCGCCATATCAGGCATGGGAGGTGACTCACCTAGTGGCATACCATCTGGACCCATTGGAGAAGGTGGTGGGGGTGGTAGGTAGATAGTTGGAACAATAAGCTCATCTGCGTCTGCTATTTCTAAGATGCGCTGATCGTCAAACTGTTCCGCAATAATTGTGCCAAGGTTACTAATGGCATCGGATACAAACTTGGTAAACATGTTCTGCCGAACAATGAGACCAAGTGACGACCACTGATTCTCTAGTCTATTGGCCGTAGCTGATTTGTACTGCTCTGAAGTACCACGCAATAAATCAGATACTTTTAAGGTTTCATAAAGCTGTTGAAGGGCTGTCTGTCTAGCGCCTTGAAGCACGTTTAGAGCGTTAATAAATGGTTCCACTGGATAGAAACTCATAGCAGCGGCAAGACCGCCACGACCTTGATTTGACGTCCAGTTATTAACAGGAACGCCTTTTAGGTCATCTTGAAAGATTTGCTCAATGGTTTGACCCATAGCTGAGTCATACGCAAAGTTAGTGCGAATGGCCTGGGTGACTGCATGAATACGGGTAGTGAGCCGCTCAACCTCTAAGATTTGATCTTTAACGTGTGCGTAGTCTGAAACTGGGATTACGCTGTCTGGGTCAAGACTTTGACGGATAGCAGAACAGGGGTAGAACTTTTCAAACTTAATTGGTGGTTCAGTTTCATCAATTAGGATTTTATCGCCTGACTTTTGAATCCAATAGACTTTGTTTGTAGCTTGGCACCAGATTTCAAACACTTCAGCTTTGCCGTCATATTTGTCTTGGTTTCTAGCGATTTCCTTTTTAATAACCTCTGGGAAACTATCATAGCTGAGCATTTCGGCTTTTTCTGCACCAAATAGAGCTTCGGCTTGGTCCCTATCAAGAAACGCTCGTCTTGCTTGCCACTCTATTTCTGACTCGTTTCTAGCATCAGAACAAAAGTAATCATTGTATTGCACTACGTCTAGAACTGCTCGTTCACTGACTTTTTGTTCTACCTTTACAGACGCCAGTAATAAGCCGCCAGGAGCCTCGGTAATGTCCTCTAACTCATCGGTAAAGGCGTTACCATTGCCGTCAGAATAAGAGCCGTCCTCGTTCTGTATGACGGCTATTTGCTGGAATACGGTTTCAAACTTAGGCTCGTACCTAGCCCAGAGTACAGCTTGCCCAGTAAGCAAAAACTGCAAAGCTGCATTGTATCCAATTTTGTCAAAGTCAAAATGACAATCCATTGAATACTGGGTATTACGCTCAAGGATAATGCTACCAAGTTCGTATGGTATGCCACCTGTGCGCTTTCTTAGGTTTACTTCGGCTTTAGGGGTAGAGCTGTAATAGGCAGGTAGTAGGGTGTTAATGCAGTACCACCATACGTTTAAGCGGCGCTGGGCGTCCTTTAGGCTGTCGATCTGCTTTTGGGCGTTGTATACCCTTATGGACTCTTCAGCATCGCCTATAAAGCGTTTACGGCGGTCTTCGGAGATAGTGATTTGTTGCTTCCACCAGCGAGGCGAGTATTTCTTTACAAGTGACTTAGCAACTTTCTTCATATTCTACTTTTTGCGTTTCTCGCCCTAATCTTTTCGATGTAGCTTTGTAGTTGTATCACACCTTTATT